AAGATAGAAACTTTTTTGCCGATTTGTATTTCGACGAAAACCAAGACCTAGAGTTTGATGGCTCACTGATGCGTCTTGAGCGTGTGGGTACAGGCTTTATGCTGATTCAGCGCCACGTCCTTGAGACGATGGTTGCCGCGCACCCCGAGTGGTTCTATGACTTCAAAGGTGAGCAAGTCTGCGGTGTGTTTGACTTTCAAAACCGCGATGGTCGCTATCTTGGCGAAGACTATTTGTTCTGTGATCGGGCTCGCGAACACGGATTCAAGATTCATGCGGACGTAGACATCAGTCTGCCGCACGTTGGTACAGAGACGTACGAAAACAACTTTAGAGAAGAAGTTGTTATCCCTCTGTTGGAAATGATCCGTCAATCTAAATTGAAGGTTGCAAATGGCTAAGACACCAGCATGGACAAGGAAAGAAGGCAAGAACCCCAAGGGCGGCCTGAACGCCAAGGGACGGGCCTCTGCGAAAAAGCAAGGCATGAACTTGAAACCGCCCCAGCCGGAAGGTGGCGCACGCCGCGACTCTTTCTGCGCCAGAATGACCGGGATGAAGAAGAAATTAACGAGCGAGAAGACGGCCAAAGACCCGAACTCCCGCATAAATAAATCACTCAGAGCGTGGAACTGCTGAAATGGAATTGATGGTCTGGAACATTGTTCTTTCATTTGCATCAGCGCTGTTGCTGTTCTGGGTGAAGGTGTCGCACGATGAAGTGAAACGCTTGAGTATTCTCTTGAGTAAGACTCGGGAAGAACACGCGGAGAAGTTCGTCACCAAGTCGGACGTGCACAATGATATGAACCGTGTGATTCAACGTCTTGATCGCCTTGATGCGAAACTAGACGAGTTCATGAAGGAGCAGAGAAGTGCCCTCGGTTAGCAAGAAACAACACAATTTCATGGCAGCGGTGGCTAACAACCCAGCGTTTGCTAAGAAAGCAGGCGTCCCACAGTCCGTGGGAAAAGAATTTAACGAAGCGGACAAGGGCCGCAAATTTGCAAAAGGTGGCGATATGAAACACGAAGACGTGAAGATGGACAAGAAGATGATGCAGAAGGCCGTGAACAAACACGAGAGCCGTTTGCACAAGGGTCAACCCATGACTAAGTTTGCTAAGGGTGGTGTAACCCGTGCAGATGGTTGTGTATCCAAAGGTCACACCAAGGGCACAATGATCAAGATGGCCGGTGGCGGCTGCTACTAAGGAAATACCATGGCTACTAAAAAAGCAATGTACGGCTACACAATTGCCGATGACGTCGATCCAAACTTGCCCGATCAATCTGGCGAAAAGTTTGATACAGATAAGATGCGAAGTGGCCGTGCCCAACTCGTACAGACACCATTTGCCGACCGCAAAGCAATGCGGTATTTAGGTAAAGGTGACGAGCCTGATTTTGACGTAACCAAAGCTGGTGCTGGTCGTGGTAAGCAGGGTGGCCCTACTGCCAAAGAACTCAAGAAGTATGAAGACAAGCAGAACGCTGGTATTTTTACTGAAGGTAAGAAAATGCCCCCTTCACCTCGCGAGATGGCCAAGGGCGGTAAAGTCAAGAAGATGTCTACCGGTGGCTTCACCCGTGCGGCTGACGGCATCGCCCAGCGTGGTAAGACACGTGGAAAGATGTGCTAAATCATGTTAGCAAGTCGCGGCATGGGTGCCATAAACCCCTCTAAAATACCAAAAGGTATCGTGAAGAAGCGTCGTGATAACACGGACTTCTTGGAGAACGGTAAGCGCAAACCGCGCCGCGACAACACTGACTTCACCGAGTACGCCGAAGGCGGTAAGGTCAATGAGGCAGGTAACTACACCAAACCCGGACTGCGCAAGCGGATCGTGGCACAGGTAAAAGCCGCAGCAACTCATGGCACAGGCGCAGGTCAGTGGTCAGCACGTAAAGCGCAACTTGTTGCTAAGAAGTATAAAGAAGCCGGTGGAGGGTACAGAGATTGAAAGCACCGCAGAAATCGCTAAAAGATTGGGGTGACCAGAAGTGGCGCACCAAGTCTGGAAAGCCGTCGAGTAAGACGGGGGAGCGGTATTTGCCCGAGGCTGCAATCAAGTCCCTATCACCAGCGGAGTATGCCGCTACAACCCGTGCAAAACGTGCTGGCAAAAAGGCCGGTAAACAGTTTGTAGCGCAACCCAAAACTATTGCAAAGAAAACGGCAGGATTTAGATGACCACTACCGGCTCCACCCTCTTTAATCTTGACTTCACGGACATCGCCGAGGAAGCATGGGAGCGTGCTGGCCGTGAAATGCGTTCTGGCTACGACTTGCGCACTGCACGTCGTTCCATGAACCTAATGACCATCGAGTGGCAAAACCGTGGCATCAACATGTGGACTATCGAGGAAGGGACTATCCCCCTCGTGCCGGGTCAGAACACTTATGCCCTGCCTAACGACACCATTGACTTGTTAGAGCACGTCATCCGTACGGGTGGCAACACAGCCTCAACACAGGCTGACCTCACTATCACACGTATCAGTGTGTCTACGTACGCGACAATCCCTAACAAGTTAGCGCCGGGACGTCCAATCCAGATTTGGGTTCAACGCATGAGCGGCGAGACAAGCCCTACCGGTACAACTCTGGATGGTGCAATCACATCAACTGACACAACAATTACAGTGGCAGACGCGTCGAATCTGGCGGGTACAGGGTTCATTAAATTGGACAATGAGATCATCAACTACGGATACATCACAGGCAACACCCTGTATAACTGCTTCCGTGGTCAGCAGAACACTACGGCTGCGGCGCATACAACCGGCGCAACGGTCTATAACCCCAACGTGCCAGCCGTAACGCTGTGGCTCACACCTGACAATTCTCAGCAGTACACGCTCGTGTATTACCGCCTACGCCGCATTCAAGATGCGGGGGCTGGTGTAGAGACAGGCGACATGAATTTCCGCTTCCTGCCCGTTGTGGTGGCAGGCTTGGCCTATTACATCGCCATGAAGGTGCCTGAGTTGGCACAGCGTCTACCTATGCTTAAAGAGGCGTACGATACCCAGTTTGACCTTGCCGCAGGTGAAGACCGCGAGAAGGCCGCGATTCGCTTTGTACCCCGTCGTCAATTCCTCGGGAGCGGTGTCTAATGGGAAATAGGTTTGCTACCGGCAAGATAGCCATTGCGATATGCGATCGCTGTGGCTTTCAGTTTCGCCTGCGCAACCTAAAAGAAGAGATTATCAAGACCAAACGGTTCAACATCTTGGTCTGCCAAGAGTGCTGGGACCCTGATCAGCCTCAGTTGCAGTTGGGCATGTATCCTGTGGATGACCCCCAAGCCCTGCGTAACCCCCGTAAGGACACCACGTACGTGACTTCGGGCGTAAACGCCAACGGCAATTTGTCTGGTGGCTCACGAGACATTCAGTGGGGTTGGTACCCCGTTGGGGGCGCAAGATTTTTTGACGTCGATTTAACGCCAAACTACTTGGTGGCAACGACATTTGTTGGTACAGTAACGGTCAGTTAAGGAGATCATCATGGCATACACACGATCAGCAGACGGCATCGCCAAAAAAGGCAAGACCGAAGGCAAAAATTACGGCGATAGCGGCCCCGCAGTTGGCATCCAGACTGGCGGTAAAGGTCGCTCTGGCGGCGGCAAAACCAATGCAGACATGAAATCTATGGGCCGTAACTTGGCCAAGATTGCAGCACAAAAGCGAGGTTAATATGGCCACAGTAAACAACAAACCCGCATCCGCTTACGCCAAGCCACACACTATGAGTGGTAAGCGCGTGACTGTTGCCGAGAATCCCGGTAGCGGCCCTAACCGCAGTCGCGCTGATACAGTTGACATGAGCGTTGGCAACATCAGCAAGTCTGCTGGTAACGAACCTACAAAGACATCAGGCATCATGGTGCGTGGTGGTAAGGCCCAGACCAAGGGCAGAATGGCCCGTGGCCCAATGGCCTAAGAGGTAGACATGAACTACACCGAGTTGAAAACCCAAATCATTGACATCTGCGAAAACAATTTCGAGGATGTTTCTTTGGACATGTTCACGCGGCAAGCGGAACAGAAGATTTACAACACGGTGCAGTTGGCTAACTTGCGCAAGAACGTTACAGGTACGCTGACGGTAAACAACAAATACTTGTCCGCACCTTCTGATTTTCTTTCGCCCTATTCGCTTGCGGTCATCAAAGCAAATGGTGACTACTTGTACTTACTGAACAAGGATGTGAACTTCATGCGTGAAGCATATCCAAACCCAACAAGCACAGGTTTGCCGAAGCATTATGGTTTGTTTGGCCCACAGTCTGGCGATGTAAATGAATTGTCGATCATTCTTGGCCCAACACCTGACGCATCGTATTCAGTTGAGTTGCATTACTTCTACTATCCTGAGTCTATTGTGACTGCGGGTACAACATGGCTTGGTGACAACTTTGACACTGCACTCCTTAACGGCGCATTGATTGAAGCGTTACGATTCATGAAGGGTGAAGCGGCAGATACAGCGGTGTACGATAAGTTATACGCACAAGCGATTGGTTTACTTAAAAACTTTGGCGATGGTAAGCAACGTATGGATGCTTATCGTGATGGCCAGTACCGGATGCCTGTGACATGAGTAGCATTGTTCAAACGCAGACAACAAGTTTCAAGGCTGAGTTGTATGAAGGCATCCATGACTTGCTCACGGATACGATCAAGATCGCCCTCTACACAGCAAACGCTAATC